CGCTCACCCTCAGTCATTCTCTTCGCAACAGATCGAGGCACGCACTTTGGGTATTTCCTCCCAGATTTTGCAGCACGCTTACTGGTAGAGGCTTTCTTTCGGCCACACTTTTGAAACTTGCCGTCCTTCTTGGAAGCGCCAATATCAACCCAGTCACCTTTTTTGCCCTTACCAAACCATTCTTTTAGGCTCATCAGGACATCCTGGTTATTTTGCGCTTATCTGGCATAAGCATATTTTGACCTCGAGCTTCTATAAAACCGCCAGCTTTCTTACCCTTAGGTTTCGGCCCTCGAAAGTCTTTTCTTTTTACTCCAGAAGGATCTTTGATTTTCCCCGCACATATACGGCTTGCATATGCATTAGCATAAGCGGAGGGGTAAACATCAAACTTCTTCTTGGCTGCAGCCTTGCCCCTAGCACACAATTTTGTTGATGATTTTCGCTTAGGGGATTTAGCGCGTCTTCTAATTCCTGCCATTAGCTAATACTCACAATGATAGAACCATTTGTAGCAACGCTTACTGTCCCAACGCTGCACGTAGCACTTACCCCAGATGTCGAGGGCACAGATATATTTTGCCATACACTTCCTAAATACACCTGAAGCACGCCTTCTGTTGTATTCCAGATTACCGTGCCTGCATTGAACTTTAATTGGTCTCTTCTTTCTGAAGTAAATTGCGAAGTCTGATCAGGATCAAATGCGCCTAGACTAAGTTCTAGCAAGCGAATGGTTTTATTGAACGTAGATGGATCAACCACCTCGTTCATTGCAAAAGGAAGACTGCCTTGTAGTAACTTAGTCATCGTCTTCCGTTAGGCCTGATGTCTAGGCGAGTACCGCCGACTCTAAATCCTACCCCTAGCCTAGGTCCATTGGCAGCATCGTCATCAGACTCAAACCTTATTGCTGCCTGCCTTGCTCTAGCACGCATATCAATTTTCGTTGTGGTCGCTGTAAAGCTGCTAGTTTGATCAGTCGTCAACGAGCTTCCCGGGAAGTTTCTTTGCTTTAGGACCACATTTATTTGCTGTCCGCTACCACCTGACCCCGTGAACTTAACATCAGGAATCATCCGTTTGATAAATTGAAACTCTTCTCCTTCTCCAATATCAAAATCAGCAGACTCAATGAACACGTTGTCCATGGGCGAGCCATCGTCATCATTGCCTGTCTCATGTTGATAGAGGTATGAAACAGAACTCGCTTTTCCTGCAGCCCGAGGGAAAGCAACAATGCCCTCATCTAGCCATGCCGTTCTAGACAGTTGACCAATGTTCCATGTCTGCTCCACGTAGTTGTAAGCGACAAACCTATCAATAGAAGTTGAATCTTCAGAACAATAGAACCAACCCACCTCATTAAATTTCTTATTGAGAAAAGCAAAGAATTGAAATGATTGTCCTTCATTGATGTCGTCAAACACGTAAGAATGCACGCTACAGGGCACTGAACTTACTGCCCCTGAATAACTATAAAATCCTTTTTTAGACATCCAGAATATGCCTTGCGGCGTATTGATTGCAGCATTGGGGCTCACCAGACTAACGCCTTCATTAATTAGGTTTAGTCCAAACGTAAGAGGAGGCCCAATAAACTGAAGGCTGTATAGGGCAGTATCTGTCCATATTAATGTTTCTTGTCTTGCCCTAATCCCACCTATTATTTCTGACCCTGCAGAACACCGTAAAGATCCTGCTGTATTAGTAGACTTAGGCTCCCATTCAGCAGCATTTTCTTGGTCAGAAAAAGCAACTAACAATGGGTCGATCGAACCAGTTCTAGCTGACCCCGCTGCATTAATCGGGTCTGCTCCAAGAATTAAGACGTGCCTGTCAACGTCAGAAACAATAACCTGAAGCCCCTTGGTGGGCGCAAGATTTGCCCCTGACAAAGCAGTAAGTGCAACTGACCTCGTTGTAATACCGTCACTATTATCCCAATAATAGATGCTGCCACCCCTGGGGTTAGATATTAAATCTTCTCCAAAGTTGTCCATGGACCAAAGACGCAATTGATTAGCATCAGTAAGTGAGGTGGTTGAGCCCCATGTTCCAGACCCCCAGCTGCCAGAGCCCCAGCCCGTACCATCAACAAAAACATCAAGGCCAGAGTTTATTTGATATGCGCCTACAACAGAGCTTCCTCCATTACCGCTATCACTGCTGTTTGCTGTAACGGTGTCACCAGATGTATCTTTTGCGACAACAGTATATGTGTTCACTGTTGGGACAGACTCAATTTGATACTCTTGGTTTAAGACAGAGGCAATAACATTCCCGCCAAGTGATGCCGCTCCAGAAAAAGTAACAAAGTCTCCTTCAACAGCACCATGGCTTGAGTCCGTAACGGTCAAAGTGCTCGAGCCATTAGTTGCTGCAAACGTAACATCCCCAGCACTGGTTGTTGATCTGATAGGTGTCACATCGTTATAGGTGGTGCCTTCTTGAATATATAACTTAAACCTAGTCCCCAACCCTAGTAGCTTGGTTCCTTCAAGATTAACCCAGCCATGGAGTTTTCTGCCTGTCCCCTCATAAGATGTTTGTATGTATTTTCGCCAGCCACCTATTTTTTCTGGGAACCCTTTGCGAAAGCGCACCAAGTTGCCATCAAACCATCCGCCTTCAGCAGTGTAGTCTGTTCCTTCCTTATTGATTCCAGGAGTAAAGATAAATTTAGATAGTGGCATTATTGATACTCGCCTGTCCGAATCATATCCGTGACTTCTACGGCCCTATTGCCTACCTGCTGGCTCCACCGACTGTCCATGAATTCGTCAGCCGCTATCTCATATTGACTCCTCGACATCGCAGCCAGCGCATTTACGAATCCCCGCAATTTGGTCAGACCAATGTTGAAGCAGATATCGACCATTGCGTCACGTCGAACCTCATCAAGCCGCGCAAACCACGGATAACTTCGCGTTAGTTCATCCTGCACTCGTTTGATGTCATTAACTAAAAGATAATCGACCTCGTCTTTTGATAACCCGAGACCGCCTTCTGAGATGTTTCTACCAACACCAATCGTCTCATAGCCTTCGCTACAGACGTACACTTTATACCGAACGCCCTCATGTAGCCTCAGCATTTGAACCAGCTTACTCATTTCTCTCTACTGACCCCTTTTGTTTTTTCATAGGATCGCATTGCTCCAAGTCCTAGGAGTCCAGTCATAACAGGCATCAACAACGAAGGATCAACCTCCGGAACATCAAACCATATAGCCAGCACTTGGCTGATAATGACGTTATACGCTAGGCCAAATCCGCACGTCCAGCCGATAAAAGGACGCCACCCAGCCACGAACAGCGACTTATGAGCAGCCTCTATCTTATTGATCTCAAGCTGGCCTTTCAGAGCCTCGTGCGAATGTCGCTCAGACATCGTAGCGATTTCGTGGGCCAATGCCGCTTTCTGGTCCTTATCCTCGATGAATTTATCAAGCAGTCCAGATACCGGGCCTATCAATGCGTTAACAATGCTCATTTGCTATTCCTGTTTGACCAAGCCTGCGCCCCAAAAAATGCTGCCAGAATCCCTGCTACCGAAACAAAATACACAGAAGCCATATCACCAAGAATTCCTGCTGCTTGCTCCAGCCCTACCCACGCGGAACAAACAACGAGACTGGGATAAAGCAACATCCCCCACAGGCTGAACCACGCCATTGTCTTTTGTGCATCAGCCCGTTCAGATTGTAGGCGCAGACTTTGGAGTTCCTTGCTTGTTTCTAACTCTTCATCAGATACCACGCCATCGCCATCAGCATCGTAGTCCGCGTAATCAGAATCCGGGGCTAATTTTTTAGCATTCATAATTTGATATATATGTAGATTGCGATCATAACGAGACACCACGTAAAAAAGGCAGCTAATGTGCCCGTCGCAAGCTCCTTTAATTGTTTTCTTCGCCTAGCCTTTGCCACCTTTAATTGACGGACTGCCTGCTCATGCGCGGACTTGCTGTCTTCAATCCGTTTAATGATCTCACTGTACTGCTGCGCTTGCCCAGACATCAGCATGGCGTCTTTTAACTGCGTATGGAATGTTTCCGCTTGCCTCTTAGCAACCTGAACCTGCATGGATTCTTTTACCGATAAAACACCTGCTTTGCTTTTCTCTACTTCTTGGATTTTCTGCTGAACTTCGTCGTACTGCCCCAACAGATTAGCCAAACTACCAGCGTTCGCACCTGATTCTTTTATTGTCGCAAGGGTCTCGTTTAACGATTTAAGCGTCGTCAGTACACCCGTTACAACTGCAATTGATTCGCCAAATCCGAACATGATTACTTCCAGATTAGTGGCGTGTCACTCGTAACTTTGCGAGGCTCACACCATGCAGTGATTTTTACCTGTCGGTTTCTGCTTCTGTTCCTATAAGGCTGCGCTACCTCTCTAGCGTAATCGTTACAAACTTTGACGGATGCGAATAGCGGTTCGTCTCCCCTGTCGACGATTAGCACGCCATCCACCATCACCAGCAGTGCAAATGCGAGTGTCATACTTCACTACATGAACCGTAGTGCCTGTGGAACTAATACCGTGAAAAACAACGCAATGTATATTCCCCAAATCATGCGTTCGAGCTTGTCGAACCGCCTATCGCCACGCTCTAAGCTGTCTTCAATGGCTTTGTAGCGTAAAACACATTCTCGCTCATGCGCTCTAATTTCAATCAACGCTTCTTGGCCAGCATCATTCATGTTGACCGCCTGTCTGTACCTCTCTGGTAAACCAATTAATGTTTGCTGCGACGGTTAGCCTCTCACCATCTCCCTGGAACGGGTACACCATATGCTGCATCCAACTAGGAAACATATACAACCTTCCCACTTGTGGCCTCACCACAACATTCTGTGTAGGTTTTAGCCTCTCTCTGTCCCATGTGCTGCTCTGTCCGTAATTGAAGCAAAGACAACCATCGGATTCACCACTAGCATTGTACAGACCG